TGATACAAACCTGTACCCTGTACATAAAGTTCAAACGTGTAGTGGTCGTCCACTAGAAGTAACGACAACATCAGGCACTGCTGTTTATGTACAACCAGAAGCAACAGCAGGTGATGCATTTGGCAGGCTGAGAATCTCACAGTTATATACAGTATTTGACAGCCAACATCGTTATCAAGAAAACGATAAGTGGACTACCGTTACCGGAGTCAGTGGCACAACTACTTATCAAGCTAATCAAAGCGTTGTTGATTTAAATGTAACAACACGTTCAGGTGATTACATCTATCGAGAAACTAAACGCGTGTTTCCCTACCAGCCAGGGAAATCATTCTTGAATATGTCATCGTTTGTTTTTGCTTCTGGCAAAACAAATCTGCGGCAACGCATTGGTTTATTTAGTACACAAAACGGTGTTTTTTTTGAGCAAAGTGGTACAACAAATAATCTTGTTCTGCGTAGTTATGTAAGTGGTGTTGTTAATGAAACACGTGTTGCTCAAAGTGGTTGGAATTACGATACATTTGATGGCAATGGTCCAACAGCTCGTGTGCTTGATCCATCTAAAGCCAATATCTTTTGGATGGATATTGAATGGCTTGGCGTGGGTGATGTGCGTGCCGGCTTTGTGGTTGATGGGCATATGGAGATTGCTCACATCTTTCACAACGACAATCAAAACGACACAAGCTACATGACAACGGCGGTGCTGCCGTTGCGTCAAGAGATTGAAAACCTTGGTACGACTGCATCTAGCTCTACGGCAAAACAAATCTGTGCAACGGTTGCATCGGAAGGTGGCTATGAAGGTTTTACCAGACGTTATAACGTTGCTACCAGCACAACACCAAAAACATTGACTGCATCTGGTGTAACATATCCACTAGTTTCAATTCGTATGGCGTCGGGCCGTACGGATAGTGTTGTGATTCCAGCCAATTTAAGTATTGCGCTTGAGCAAACACAAAACAACAAACCAGACATCATCCAGTACAAGGTATTACTTAATGCAACTCTGAGTGGTGAAAACTGGCAAACCCATTACAACGGCAATGTTCAGTACGACACCAGTGCAACAACTGTAAGTGGTGGTACAGACGTTGTTGGCGGGTACATTGTTTCTGATGGTACGCTTTCTTTGAGTGATGTGCGGGATTTTAACTTCCAGCTGGGTCGTACCCAAGCCGGTGTCAGTGACGTGTTTACGGTTATTGCTGCGCCAACCATCAGTGGTGCAAAGGTGTACACAGACCTATCTTGGTTTGAAATTGTGTAATTAATTCCCGTTACAATAGAACTATTGCTAAAAACTTATGTATACTCCTGGCCCCCAAGCTCAACAACCACCCCACATGGGAGTAGAACCACCCCAGAATGGGGTGATGCCTGAGCCCCAGGCCAAGCCAAAGGGCCCTGCTCGCTCAAAGAATGGTGATGTTGGGGCCTTCATCCAGCAGTGTATTTCCCTCTGCTCCTATCTCAAGGAACTTCAAACACAGTCCCATCTGATTCACCTGAACATTGAAGGTGCAAACTTTCTCGGTCTCCACGGGTTCCTTAAAGGTCAGTACGAAGCTCATTTGGAACAGTTTGATACGTTGTCCGAATTTATTCGGTCAATGGACTACCTGATGCCAATGTGCGCCAGAGGTTTGGCTGACGCTGGGCCAGGTATCCAGCATGTTACCAGCTATAAGAACACGGATATGCTCACCACGTACTACAAAAACCTGGAAGAGCTGGGTATGAAAACCAAAAAGCTGGAGCCCATTGCTGCCAAGGTGGGTGCCATTGATATTCAAAACTACATGGCTGACCTCTGTGGTCAAGCTTTTAAAGCTGCTTGGTTCGTTAAGGCAACGTTGCGGAATGGTTGATGCCTAATCTCTTTCAAACGTTTTTAAATCAAGTTGGCAAAAACTATAAAGAGGCAGATAAACGTCTTGGTGGTTGGTTGCCAGGGGGTGGTACAGCTTCGCCTGTAACTACTAAGCTTCAACGTGTTCTAGCTGAGCCGCGTAGTCAGCTGTTGCCTTCGCCAAAACCTTATACGCAAATTGCTGGTGCAACTGTTGATACACCTGCACTTAATGCTAAAGGACAACTGACGCCGCAAGCTGCTGACATGCTGCGTCAATTAGGTATTTCGGCAAATCTTACAGGAGATGTAAATAAAACTAATCCAATTGCAATCATTGGAGAACATTTTGGTTATTTTGGGGCTGCACATGCCAATCCATTTAACAATCAAATTTATTTGCCTGGTAACTTCAATAACCTCACAACCCTCGCACATGAGGCCGGGCATTTAGATAAAAGCCGCAGGGCTGGTTCTCGTCCTATTTTTGAAGGAATTTTTGGTCAAGTAATAGACACGCCAGCGGCGGCAGCTAAAAACTTAACTGGTGGTGAATTGTCTCCCTTCTCTCAAGTGCTAGCTCCATTCCGTATAGCTGGTGGTTTAGCAACTGCATTGTCTGATGCAAAAGAAGAAGACTATGCAGAACGTTTTTCAGAAGATGTAACTAGAAAAATGCTTGGGGTTCCAAATACCCAGTTGGGAGGTAATGCTAAGCAAGGTTTCTTGTATCCAAGCTTGCTATACCAAAGAGGTGCAGACTCCGTTGCTGAGGGTTTTAACGATCTGTTAAATCCTCCTGTTGCAAAAGCAGCAGTTGGCGCTGGACAATCTATTAAAAACTTAGTTGGCGAAATACTGCCCAAGCCACCTTCTGTTTTTGAAAATATACCTGATTTTAAACTTCAACAATTTGCCATTGAATCCGATTTAGATTATCAACGCGAACTAAAAGAAAATCCAAATAGCCATCTACTTCCCCGACTTAAAAAAATTAAAGAAGATTATCAACGTGCAACACAAGCACGGGGTCTTAATTAACCCAGTGCTCAAGCCTATGGCAGTTGCAGCAAAGCGGGATGCACTTCTCAATCTCTTGCTCTACTCTGCTCCAGGCGTAGCCATGATTCACCATACTTGAGATGTTGTTATCCTTATCACCTACGTGGTGGAACTCAAGGACGCGGTGATCATCCAACCCACACTTCTTGCACTGCAAAGTCTTCTTGTACTCCAGAAGCTTTTGTCGATTCTTATCGATACGTTTTTTGGCATCAACCCAAGCCACGTATAGTTTTTGTGCACGCGTAAATATAATTTATCAGGATTCTTGATAAACGCAATTTATTGAGAATGTGAATATCGGAGATGCAGGATTTGAACCTGCGGCATCTGCGTCCCAAACGCAGCGCTCTGGCCAAACTGAGCTAATCCCCGTTGACGCCAGAAAAGGCTACCCGCAACCAATGACGGACCTCAGAACTGGCGGCCTGGGTACCCAGGACTTAGCGCCCCATCGGAAAGAGAGGGGGAACGGATTTATTCTACAGTCTTCACTTCATAAATGTAATGATCTGAAGTCTCCAGCTTCCGTTTATTTTCTACAGAATAAACCGTCAGATCAATCTCGTATCCTGGGTTTTTTTTGATACGGTTGAACGTCCAGGCATTGTCGTGCCAGATAATTCGATTGTTGGGATACGCATAGTAGTTGCCGCTCTCCATCTTGAAAAGGTGTGCACACTTATGCTCAGGCGTCTCAGAGAAATTAAAGTCGGTCGTACCTTTGTTCTCCCATGACCAATCAAGGGTAAACATGTAGGTACCAAGGGCTTTGTCGCCATTTGGTTTGATCAACTCCGCCTGCAGACCAGCGAGACGAGCGCGTTTCTGCACGTCAATATAAGGTGAAAAACAATCCCAATACATCACATCTTCCAGTGGTTCAATGGGTGCATCAGGCTTCCAACAGAACGCATGCAGTGGACGCCGTGTCCAGTTCACACCGTTTTCAAGGAATGCTTCAAAGAGAGGAACGCGCTTTTCAATACTGGCAACACAGTGCACGTCACATTTGGTTACTTCGCCGTGACCCTGCTTATGGTTGTAGAGAAACTCATTACGGATGTAGCAAGACCAATCGGGAAGATTGTGATTCAAATATGCCACGTACAAAAAATCCCGGTTGTGATACCGGGATCATAACTTCCTTCTCGCTTAGCCGCTTTGAGCACCACGTTCGTAACGTGGAAGGGGTTTTCGACTATTACCCCTAGAGCGGAATTGCTCCGCTGTCAGGATATCATGATTTACTGTCTCGATACCGGCGTGCGGCACGACCAGCTAACTTTGCTTTCCTGGTATTCGGAACAAATTGTTTGCCTTCTCGACTGGCAGCGCGTTTCTTTTGGTCCGTCTCCGCACGTTCTTCTGGGGATAATGAGGCCCAGGCGCTCTCTGGTAGGTAACGTTTGGTATAACCTTTTTGAATTGCTTTGTCTGCCATTACTTTGAGTCTTGATATTTACGTGCTGCAGACTTAGCTTGTTTCCTTTTTTCGTATTCGTCTTTTGTCATCCAACGCTCGCGGCCCCACTTCTCCAGGGACTTTTGCTTCTCTCCTTTGCCACCGCGATAACCACCGCCTGCAGCTTTATACTCCTGAGCGACAATCTGGGCTTTGCGTGCAGACCATTGCCCAGGCTTGCCACCTTTGGATCCAGCCATTACGCGATCTTTAATGCGTTCGCGTAACTCTGGTTTTGTATATTTATTTTCCTCGGACATTTTAATAAATGAAATTAATCAACGCTTATTACGGCCTGCTTGCTGGTTTTTTGAACGTTGTAACTGTTGTCGCGATAACTGTTTGGCCTGTCCAATTTTTGCAGTGCGCGTAGCAACTGGACTTGTGGTACGTGCAGGAGTTGGGGCAGCAGTTGCTGCAGTTGGTGCTTGAACATTAAAAGTACCGGCTGCCATCCTTGCTTGATCTGATGGGCTTGCGTTTGGATCAATATAAGGTGTACCCGCTGGAGCGCGATAAGGTTGGTCTGGGGGGTTTACGCTGGCAGGAAGCACATAATCTTCTCTTGGCTTACCAGCAAACATGTTATAGATCTGCTGATCCGTCATCGGGCCAGAAGCCCAAACAACGCCTTTGCCGCCACCAGCAGTTGAGCCTTCTGGTAAAAACACTGCACGTTGTCCATACTTTGCTCCTGAGCCAAAATCAGTAAATCCACCGGCAGCGCCACGTTGTGCCATCTCGTTTCCATACGTGCCCGGGCTTAAAGCAACGTCAACACGTTGGCCAATTTTCATTCCCTGTTGACGTAAGCTTTCAAGCTGACTTTTAATTTGCTCATCGGTATAACCAGCAGCACGTGCGCGGTTAAATGCCCCGGCTCCAAAACCCTCTGGAGCTGCAAACTGTGCTAAAGCTCCGGTATACCCACCAGTAGGCGCTGCGGTTGGTGTTGCTGTAGTTGGTTTTACTGATGGTTTTGTTGCTTGTTGCCGCTGACCACCTTGGCTTTCTTTTGCAGAACGAAATGCTTGACGTGCTTCTGTAGTTAAGAAACCTCCTGTCTCACCTCTTTCTTTACGCTGTTGACGCATATTTCTAATTAGGTCAACAAGATTTTTTCCTCTCTTGTCGGCCATCCTTTTGACATCTTCCAAGCCTAGGCGTGAAACATCTGCACGACTTTCGGAAGTGGTGTTGACACTTGTACTGCCTCCAGTAACACTACTACCTGTGTCGCCTTGGCCACGATTGGCAGCTGCGTATTGCTGAGACCAAGGAGTATTTAATCCGGTTGTGGCTGGATTAAACAACCCGCCGTAACCAGATGGCATAGCAGTAGGAGGAAGACCAGTTAACAACGACTCAACATGGCCACTGTCAATAAATGCTGCCATGTTTTTATCCCGATTGGGATTAAGAGATGACATAGCCCAGGCAGTATTAAGCTGGCGGTTAACAGCTTCTGGTGTTGTGTACTTGGAAAGTAACTCAGCATTTGCAGGGTCTTGCCAATTAACACCATCGCCTACAACTTGAAAATTAAAATCGCTTGGCTTAATTGGGTTACCCCACATGTTGGTAACACCTTCTGTGCCAAACGGAATATTTAACTTAAATACGTTAGATGCTTGACTTGCTGCAATTGGTTGACCACTTCTCGGGTCAGTACCACCTGGCATACTCAAACCGCCAGGAGTTCCTGTATCAGTTACACCGTATCCAAGGCCACGGCCAGTAGTAGGTGCTGCGGTAGGTGCCGCATTTGGTCTTACCGCTTGTTGTTGACCCCTTGCTTGACGCTCTTGACGCATGCCCTTGAGCCGATTAGCAAAATCCTTTGCTCCAAAATTTAAATTATTTACATTTCCTTGGCGCTGGCCTTTTTTGATATCAGCCATCAGCTGTATTGTTACGTTCTTTCAATATTTTAGCCCATTTACATTCTTTAGCATTTACCGCCCAGTTTTTAGGCGGTTCAGGGATTAATTTTTCTAAATCCCAAAAATATTTTTGGAGGCGATCAGCCTCCGTTAATCGATGGCGTTCAGGCTTGGCCAAAATCTTTAGGTGTATTCAAGTTGCCTGACTTTGATTTTGAACCAAAGCGATGCATAATTTCATCCATTGACTCAATACTTTCGCAACGAATCAAAATGTCTGAGAGAGTGCCAATGGTCATTGAATGTTCTGACCGTGAAGCAAACGCAAGTGCATCGCGGAGATGATGAATAGCTTGATCAACTGACTCCTTCACTTGAGTTGATAGAGACATCTGCGCTTCCGTTGGTTGTTTCGTCAGTATAAATGTTGTGGTCATTGGCCTGCTTGGATAACAATAAACTTTCCAGGAGTTTGTTGTGATTAGCGACTAGGGTCTTGCCCTCTTCTATCGCTTGAATATAGTTTGGCAGGTTTTCCATTTTAATCAAATACGGAGAACTTGAATAATCGGTACGGCTTACTTTAATTGCCGAGGTGGGTTAGAAGAATATTGTAGAGCCCAATGCGGTCGTACCCACGCATGCTGAACTCATAACAAATGTTAGTGGTATCGCAATCCCAGGAATTGGTCCATGGGTTAATGCCGGAGAAGCGTGCGCCTTCTGCAAAGGGTTTCCCGCGATAAACACAGAAGCAATTAAATGTAGAGACCACATCAAGGCGCGGTGGCATCTCAAAAATGCGGGGGCCTTTAAAGATGTCATCCTCAACGGAAATGCGGGTGGCCCAGCTGTCATAAATCCAGCGGTGGCTCTGGACATTCATGGGATGAACGCTATACGGTGATGCAATGTCATCATCGGTATAGAAGAGCTGACTGATTTCCTCTGGATCAAAGTCAATGTCAGGTTCAATAAATACAACCTTGTCGTACTGAGTCAGCCCAACTTCTTGTTCAGCTTTCTCCAGGCATTCATTGCGGGCCTCTGCGAGATACTTCACTCGATCCTCAGCACGCACTGAACCGAAATATGGCCAATCCTTTTTGACGCATTGGATCCAAACGTCGCCAAGCTCTGCCTTGAGCTCGGGTTCAATCAGACGAAGGTACTCGACAGTGCCATCGTTTGAATCGTTCTCAAAAACCGAAAGATCAAATGTGATCTCAGGGTTTTCGTCCTTAAGACAAAGGATTTGATCCTTCCAGCCAAACAGGAACGGTTCCCTGTTTCGAATAATACTACAAATCAGTACCCGCATCGGTCCATCACCTTGGAAAGTTCTTTGATGTCAGCTTCTTTAATGAAGTGGTTGTTGCCAATGTAAAAAGAATGGGTGTGCATCCGCTCGCTATTGGGCAGTGGAATCAAAGATTCGTAGTGTTCCATAAAGGGCTGGCGTAGGAGGTTGCCCACCAGGAACGGACGGGTTTCAATGCCAATCAACTGAAGGAACTTCTTGAGTTCAGCGGCAACTTCTGGATCTTTGCAATGGAACGGCAAGGTCATTGCGCTGTTCCCTGCTTTCTCGGGCAGCGTGTCAAACCAAGAACGACCCATCATTTCTTCTCGGAACGCCGCGTAGTTTTTACTGCGCTGTTTATTCCAGCTGTCAAGTTTTTTAAGCTGGATGCGTCCCAGGACTGCGCCTGTTTCTACGTTGCGGAAGTTGTAGCCCTTGGTCGGGAACAGGAACGTGGGATCGACATCGGGATACTTCTCTTGAATGTCTGCGCGATAAGCAGGGAGCATCTCGCGGGACAAACCGTGAGAACGCTTGGCACGCAAGAGGTTATATAACTTCTCGCTCTTGACGCAGATCATGCCACCTTCCACAGTGGTCATGTGGTGCCCGAAGTAGAAGGAGAAAGTAGAGCCAATGCCTGTATTGCCGACCTTGACACCAGTCTTGGCGTCACGGGCGCCATGGGATTCGCAACAGTCTTCAATAATTGCGGCATGAGGCCACAGCTCTTTAATCCTCTCCATGTCATTGGAGATGCCAAGAACATGGGTCAAATAAACAACGTCAGGTTGCAAACCTCTTTGGAATAACTGCTGGGCTGACTCGGGGGTAGGGCTATAGGTTTCGTAATCAATGTCATAAAAGTAAACATTGTGATGCTGCTGGCAGAAGGTTGAGATGTTTGTTGCCCAGTTGATGGCTGGTGCAAAGATGGTCAGCTGCTTTTTGTCCGGAAAGTAATGTTCGTGGACGGCGTCAAGCAATAGGAAGTTCGCAACAGAACCATTAGCGACGTACAAGGAATACGGTGATCCCTGCCATTCACTCCACTCTTCTTCAAATTGACGGCACTCTGGCCCATTGGTAAAGCGGTCAGAAGTCAGAATAAATTTGGCCAGTGCCAGGCGCTCCTTCCAGCCGATGGTATTTTTCTGGAGCGGCCAATCGAACACTGTCATAACTAAACGTCGTTTCAATGGTTATACTTTAACCACGCAGAAATGGCAAATGAAACGCGCACTGATCACCGGTATTACTGGCCAAGATGGTTCGTATCTGGCACGAAACCTGATCGATAATGGCTACAACGTTTGTGGTGTTGTTAGGAACCACACACAACCCAACCATCTCGACAAACTGAAATGGGTTTTTGGTGGGGAAGTTCCTAAGAATGTCCAGATTGAATACTCTGATCTAACGGATGCGCCCTCTTTGAGTCGGGTGATCCAGGACTTTGCTCCTGATGAGGTCTACAACTTGGCTGCTCAGAGCCATGTTGGTGTCAGCTTTAAGTCTCCTGTCAGCACCGCTGCCGCCAATGCCATTGGTGTCATGAATGTCCTAGAGGCATGTCGGGCCGGATCTTCTAACCCACGGTTCTACCAGGCATCAACCTCTGAAATGTTCGGGAAGGTGCAGTCGTTCCCGCAAAATGAAGAGACTGGCTTCTATCCCAGGAGTCCGTATGGTGTTGCAAAGCTCTTTGGCTATTGGCTGACGGTGAATTACCGTGAGAGCTACGACATGTTTGGCACCAACGGAATCCTCTTCAATCACGAGAGCCCGATCCGTGGCGATAACTTCGTCACCAAGAAAATTACCAAAGGATTAGTTTCTGTTATCAGAGGTAAGGTCCCTGTCCTTGAGCTGGGGAACCTGGAGGCCAAGCGCGATTGGGGTCATGCCAAGGACTATGTGGATGCTATGCGTCTGATCTTGCAGCAATCACAGCCCAAGGACTATGTGATCGCAAGTGGTATTCAGCACAGCGTTCGGCAGTTCTGCGAAATTGCAGCTGACTACTTGGATCTTGGCCTCGAGTGGCAAGGTGAAGGCGTCAATGAAATTGGGTACAGCACCAAGCTAGGTAAGACAGTAATCGTGATTAACCCACAGTTTTATCGTCCGGCTGAGGTCGATACTCTCCTGGGGGATTGCACCAAAGCTCACCGGGAGTTGGGTTGGGAACCTCGTATCCCCTTTGAAGACATGGTCAAAGAGATGATCACCTACGATCTCGCAACTGTCTAAAGGTCAATTCGTAAATAGAGCTCGCCTTCCTGGAGTAACTTCTCCTCGAAGGCATCAGCTTCTGCTGTCTCAATATCGTCAAATGCAACACCGTTGCGGCGTCGATTATCTAAGGTCAAGAACGATTTGAGATCAAGGTTCGGATCACAGTAATAAAAACGACTGATGTTACAAGCCATACCAAGAGTGTTTCCCAGTTGAGTTTGATGCAGGTCCAGATGATCTGCAACAGGACCGAAAGGCAGCCCAACCACCCTTCAATGGATAACCTGATTTTTGTTAGCGGATCCAATGGGGTACTAACTCGATCACGACTGTGGCAAGCATAGCCAATAAGATTGTCAGGACAATGAGCTTGAATTCCTGCATTCTTAGTTTTATATCTGCTACATTGTAGCCAATATACAAAACCTGTAATGGTTGCTAAACTGAATACATCAGATCCTTGGATTAAAGCCAAGGAAGAGCAACCAGAAGTAATGCGGTCGATTAATCGGACCGCAGCCAGAATTACGCTTAACGGAAAACGTCACTACACAACTCCGTTACCCACTGGACCTGCACCGTCCGTAACCACAATTATTAGTGAAACAGCTTCCGAAGCAAACAAACGGAAGCTTGAAATGTGGTCGAAAGCAAATCCAGGTGTTAAAGAGCAAGCGGCCGAGCGTGGTACTGCAATCCACTACGGCATGGAGCAATATCTCAAGGGGAATAAAACACCTGAAATCAAAGAGGAATATGCGGACTTTTGGGCTGGCATGCCAGGAATTCTGGATCAGTTCCAGGAAGTTCTTTGGGCGGAGTCACCCGTCCTTGATAAATTTGATTTCACTATTGGTGCTGATGATGTTGCTCGTGTCTGGGGTTGTGACGACGAGGGTCGTGCTTGGGCTGGGGCTCCTGACATTATTGCTGTTGCCAACAACAAACTAACGCTTGCTGATTTAAAGACCAGCGTTAAGCCCTATAGCCGCAAATGGCCTAAAGATCTAGAGAAGGGTTCGCCTGAATGGCGTGATCTCCTCGGTGGTCACCTTAAATTTAAAAAGACATGCAAACAATTAGCAGCATACGATATAGCCATTGAACAAACGCTTGGCATGAAGGTTCAACAAGCGGCCATCCTTGTATCCACACCTGTTCGTACACAAGTCTTTAAAATCTCCCGCAGATTTTTAGATTCGTTACGGGAAGACTGGCTTGCGCTAGTGGCTGAATATTATTCTCAAATTGAAAATTGTGGTGTTTATGACCCCGATCTTATTTAAAGAGTATCTAATTAGTGATTAAATTTTTCCTGTCTGTTATCGATGCTGTAATCAAATGGTGGAAACGCATTTGGTTTGAAGCAAAACTTAAGGCCAGGCTTGATATGATCGAATTGGAAAATCGGATTCAAGCTGAGATTGAACTTGAGAAACAAAACAAGCCAATCTACAGAGAACATCCAATTGATCCAGTGCTCCAAACAGGTGAATCACAAAAGCTTGGTGGAGCAATTCAGTTGACAGCGCCTTGGTATAAAGATGAACAACAGAACGACAAACAAGCTGGAGAACCGTAAACGTCACGCTTGGGATGTGGCGTGCCAAACGGCGGTTGTTACAAAAGAAGATGCGCTGCAGGTTTACGAGAGATTAATGAAACACTTCGAAAATATGGACCCCATTAATGAGTCGCATAAGACTTGCTAATTTTCAGAAACTTGTAATAGATCCTCTGGATTGGTCGCCGTAGGATAAGGAGACACAAGTCAAACCCTCACCATGGACATCAACGTCTGTATGGGTGAGTGGATGAATAGTCTCATGAGTCGCATGATGAGTGCGGCGGATGGGGACTGTTTTTATCTGCCCACTGACATGCATCTTCACGCTTTCTGCCTATTAAAAGATGCGGCTTTTGCAGATAAAAACTTTAAAGTAGAAGTTCGACAGCACACCGGGAATGACTAATACCAATCAGCAAGCTCTTAAGCCCGGTGAAATTCGGCTCGATTATATCCCTATCGATTGGCCGCTGACGCCACTCGGTCCAAACAAGGATCCTTACATCGCAGGCTGGCAAAACAAGCCTTATAGCCCCCAGGAAATCGAGAGTGAAATCCTGGCTGGTCGCTGTAAAGCTGTTGGTCTGCTCGGTGGTCCGGTCTACAACCATCCCTATGGCTTGGTTTGGGTTGATGTCGACGGCCCCACCGTCTACAAGCTCATCGAAGACCTATCGGAACTTTCTTTTGCGGAAGCTCTGCCTCAAACGCTGACCATCCTGAGTGGTAAAGAGGGTCGTGAACGGAAGCTATACCGTTTATCGCGAGATCAGCACAAGCAATTTGTACGGAATAAATACACCTGGCACGCGGAAGGAACAAAAGAAAAACTTGAGATTCTCTGGAAGCGCCACCAGGGCGTTCTCATGGGTCTGCACCCTGAGACCGAAGGCTATTTCACCGCTCCAGATCAAGGGTTTGAGTGGATCCAGGAGCTGCCGGAATTTCCGGAGTGGCTGCTGAATGCCATCGTTCAGAAGAACATCAAGCAGGGTGTTCCCGCCAAAGAAACCACACGCATCGTTGGTCCTTCCTTTGCCATCAACGCAGAGATTGACCTGGAGCGCGACATGCAACTGGCTCTGGAAGCCATGTGGGGCATGCCGCCAGAAGCAACGGATGACTACGACATCTGGATCACAGTCGGTCAGTCGCTTCACTCGTTAGATGAATCGCTGCTTGATCACTGGGATGAATGGTCCCGGCAGTCGGATAAATATCAGGAAGGTGAATGTCACCGCCGGTGGCGTTCCTTCTCGAAAAGCGGTGGACGTGGTGTCGGTTCTCTGATTCACGTCGCCAAAGAAAACGGTTGGAAGCCGTCAGAAAATCACAAAGCAATGAATGTAGATGACACCATGCTCGATCATGTTGCAAAACTATTAACTGAACTAGAAGAAGACTTGGGATTAGCTCCAGTTGCTGAGAAAGAGGCGGCCGAGGGTGACACAAAGGTTTATCGCCGTCGAAGCAGCCCTCATTACGGTGGAGGTAATGGTGCCAAACAAAAAACCCGCAATCCATCCTCCGATGTAATCGCGGCAATCTTGCTGCAGAACTACCAAGGTAATCTTCGGTATAGCCAGTCGCATGGTGCCTTCTTCATGTACCAATACCACAGAAAAGGTCTGTGGTCACAACTGTCGGAATACGAAGTAAAAGGTGATATCAAAAGTCGACTTGACTCCATTAAAGATGGTTTGCTGCACAGCGGTTACTCAATGAACCTCATCTCCGACTTAATGGAGCAATTGAGGATTTCAACAATTTTTGATGACTGGTATGAAGGCAATGAATATTTGCTCTTTACCAATGGCATCTTGAAGGTTGACACCAGGGAGCTTCTTCCCTTTAACCGTGAGATGTACATCACGCAGCAACTGCCGTACGAATATGATCCCTACGCAAGTTGTGAACCAATCATTAAATGGTTGAAGTCCACGCAGCGTGATAGCTGGGGTCGGGTCCAGGTACTGCGGGCTTGGTTGCGGGCCGTACTGCTGAGTCACTCGGATATTCAGAAGTTTGTGGAGATTGTTGGTCCCGGTAAGTCCGGTAAATCCACCTACTCCAACCTTGCTCATGCACTGGTAGGTGATGACAACGCCATGATCTCCTCGCTGGAGCATCTGGAGAAAAACCGATTTGAAACTGCCAACCTCTACAAGAAAAAACTACTGCTCTTCAATGATGTGGAGCGTTACGGTGGATCGGTCTCTGTCTTAAAAGCAATCACGGGTCGTGACCTGATTCGTAATGAGCGCAAGTTTCAGGCTGGTAGTCAGAAACCATTCAAGTTCAACGGTCTAGTCATGATTACCGCCAATGAACCAATCCAAACCACCGACCCAACTTCGGGATTGGCTCGTCGTCGCCTTACTATCCCATTCGATCAGCCTTTCACTGGTAGTTCCGCAGAGCAAAGAACTCTTATTGATATGGATGATCATGGTCATCCCTTTGGTGAGTTTGCTTCTCTGCTTCCTGGTCTTGTGAACTGGGTCCTTGATATGTCCGAAGCGGAGATGCGGGAATACCTGATGGAGACAAACGAGAAAGTTGATTTCTTTGCTAAACATCACCGTGAACAAATCCTTAAATCCAACCAAATCCTTGATTGGATGCAGCATTGTGTTGTTTTTGATCCAGGTATTGCCACTCCTGTGGGCCTCGCCAAGCATGCACCCGGTGGTGTCTCCAACTTGTACATCAACTGGGACAAGTGGTTGTATGCCAGCTACTGCGAATTCTCGCGTGGTTCAAACAGCAACATCCTTGGTCGCAGCCGGTTTGAATCCCTCTTGATGGATGTGTGCGTGCACCAGCTCAAGCTGAATGTCTATCAATTCAAGAACAGTCGTGGCATGCGGGTCGTCAACATCGCGCTTCGGGCGTCTGGTCCAAAGTACGAGCAATATCCATCATTGGTGGAAGTTGGTCTTAACAAAGAAGAATGGCGTACGTTCTATGGGGACATTATTGACAAAGCATCTGGTGCGACAATGGAAGAGGTAGCACAAGAACTGTGAGCAACGGGCGTCACCTCATCCTTGATCTCTACGACTGTGATCAAGCTCTTCTTGATAATTATGAGGAGCTTGAACGGTTGCTCCAGGTGGCGCTCAATATGGCGGGTGCCAAAATCCTGCGCATGTTCGGTGAAAAATTTCAGCCGCAAGGAGTGACGCTACTGGCATTGTTGGCGGAATCCCACGCTTCCATTCATACATGGCCTGAATTGGGCTATGCCGCCATCGATCTCTATACCTGTGGTGATACAACCAACACCCATAGGGCTGCCGAATTCCTTAAAACCAAACTCAAGTCAAAACAATCAGAGGAAAAAGAACTGGTGCGTTCTATAACTCCTCAATAATTTGTATACTGTTTTCAGTCAACAACTAATTTAATGACTGAAAATAAACCCAAGCTCTTGTGGGTTGGTGATATTGTTGCCACCACTGGTTTTGCACGTGTTACCGAAAACGTACTGAGCAGAATCAAAGACAAGTACGAAATCCATGTGCTGGGTTGTAACTGGCACGGTGACTACACGGAGCTGCAAAAGGAATACTTCATGTATCCTGCCTCCAACATGTACCAAAACCAGCCATTTGGTGAGGCGCGGATTCGCGAAGTCACGGAACGCATTCGTCCCGATGTGATTTTTACAATCAACGACTGCTGGATCATCAATACTCAATGGGCTCAAATCCGTGATCTTCGTGAACAGATCGGATTTAAGTTCGTTGGTTACTACCCCATGGATTCCTATGGCTGGTACGGTTGTTTGACTGATACCATGAATGAATGGGATGCAGCAATTTGCTATACCAAATTCGGTGCAGAAGAAACTGTGAAGGCAGGGGTTGAAAAACCCATCTGGGTGATTCCACATGGTGTGACTTCTGGTCAGTTCTACCCCAAGGATCGGAAAGAGTGCCGTAAACAGCTGAATCTCGATCCAGATGACTTCATTGTCTTCAACGGAAACCGCAATCAGTTCCGTAAACGCATCGATATTACCATCTCGGCTTTTGCAAAGTTTGCGATTGATAAACCTGATGCCAAACTGTACCTGCATATGGGTCAGAAGGACCAGGGCTGGGATGTCATGCCGCTGTTCCATCGGGAGATGACCCGTCAGGGCCTCGATCCCAACGGCCGAATCATCATGACTGCTCCTACTCCCCATGGTCCTTCCGTGGATGTGGAACTACTTAACACCATTTACAACGTTGCTGATGTGGGTGTTAATACCTGCAAGGGTGAGGGCTGGGGTCTTGTCAACTTTGAGCATGCAGCGTGTCGCGTAGCGCAGATTGTGCCCGACCACACTTCTTGTAAAGAAATTTTTGAGGACGCTGGTCTGTTGATCCGTAATCTGCACGCAGATGTAGATACCAATTTTGGTCGTATCATGCCGTGCCCAGATGACAACCATCTTGCTGATCTTCTAAATGAAGTTTATGAAGATCGCAACAAGCTTGATCAAGTAGCACAAGCCTGCTACGAACGTGTTACAGATCCTTGCTTCAACTGGGATACGGTGGCAGCTGATTTTGATGATGTCTTCCAGGAAGTCCTGGCTAAGAAAAACGAGCCTCAGATCAAGACCAGCAAGCGTAAAAAGCAAAAACAAACAGGATTCAAGGAAACTGTGGACGCCAAAGCATGACGTATGCAGAAGAACGGCCCTGGGGATCGTTTGAAACGGTCTGCTCAGGGCCAACGTATCAAGTAAAGCAAATCTTAGTTCGTCCTTATTCGAGACTTAGCTTGCAAAAGCATGAGTATCGGGACGAGCACTGGATTGTCGTCAAAGGGACGGGAACCATCACGGTGGGCGACCAGGAATTTGCTGCCGCCCCCGGTGTCACGGCCTACATCCCAAAGGGTGAGGTCCATCGTTTAGAGGCCGACGAAGAGGAACTCATCTTGATTGAGGTCCAGAGGGGGTCCCTTCTATTTGAAGATGACATTACCCGCCTCAGCGACGACTACGGCCGCAAATAAGGCGTAAAGTACGCGAGGAGACGATCCGGGTAGGGAGCTGTTGGACACGGCTCCCTTTTTTGTGCCCATCAAATCTCAAGCTGAGACTAGCTTAAGGTGCATAAGAACAGAGAATAATACCCCGTCTACTCCCCCCCTAAGGCAAATGACAGTTTGAATAAAGGGTGTAATGTTGAAAAGTTCGCTAAGAAAGCAAAGAGAAATAAAGTACGTACACTTTGGTCAAGCGGCGTCATTTAACTCTATATAAAGAATAAATTCTATTATTCTTAGTTTTTTCTGCACCTTGACGCCCCTGGCGACCCCTATTACTATGTTTTTCAGCCCCAGGGAGCTCGATGTCCCACAACCACAAGCCGATGCCGCCCCTCTGGAGGACGAAAGAGCTGCTTACGTTGTCAGATCGGTACCCCAGTGGCCTGGAATGGCGCGTGAAAAAGGCTTGTAACCCCGCCGGAAGCCAGGCTGGTCGCCTCAACAAAACCACTGGCTATTACATGGTGTCCATCGACAACGTCGTCTACCTCGCACACCGGGTGGTGTACTACTTACGTACTGGTGTGGACCCTGTCGACACCGATGTCATACATGAAATGTTAAACAAAAATAAAGACAATCGTCTGAAACTGATCACTGGCAAGAAATACGGCAAAAAAAAGGCTCTTAAGACGCAAGACGAGCTTTATGTACCGTTCGCGTGCTAATGGCCAACCTTCATCGGTCAGAAAAAAAGCTGATTGAAGCCGTCAAGTTTCGCTTCATCCCGTCCATTGATGATCTTGATGACATCCAGCTTGAGAATGCTGGTTACTACAGGGGGTTTGTCTGTCCCCACGGCCATGTAATCAGGGACAAGGCTGAGAATTGGTGCTATCACTGCGTTCATAAGATACAATCCAACATCTGTGGCTTTGACATCAACTATCTCCATGTTGAGTACAAGGCCAAATATGAAAAACTCTGGAAGAAAATAACGATTGGTTCCATGGAAGAGTGTTGGCCTATCGAAACACCTGGTCCGTACAGTCCCAAGCGTGTATGCATGCCCTCTTACCGCTCAGCTTATAGCCACCAGAAGTCTGAAAACTTAAGCTTTCATAAAGCCATCTATAACTGCGCCTGGGGGGATGTCGGGGGGATGGTTGTGACACGCCTATGTGCCAATCCCAGATGTGGCAATCCATTGCACATGGTTTCCAGCTGGAACAAATTGTTTGCGCCGGAGTTCGTTCATCCTTTTGAGCTTGAGTTCAAGGCGGAAAAGCTCATGGCTTATGGCAAGAATAAAGAGACGCCACTGGTCTTTACTCAATCTTTCCGCAATACCATTAACTTTCCGGAAGGTGCTCAAATACCAGACGAGTAGAATAGTTTGATTGGTTTAAATGTAATAAATGGCCCGTAACCCAGATATTCAACGTCAACGCACACAAGATAACCCGTTAAACATGGGTCAATTTAGCCAACTTTCCTTGCGCAACTTAAAGGGAAGCCTTGGACCTAAGAACCAGGTCGTCGGTAGATCTGATACAAATCAATTATCTAATGGTGGTTTTGGTGGAGGTACATACAATCATTGGTTTAGTTTCACAATTACCTCTAAGGCATGGATCATTATTGCCAAGGGGGGCAATCGCCCGCAGTACATTAATGTGTCAATGTATGACTTAAACCTAAATCCTATTGAAGGTAGAGGAATTTTTCAAGACGACAGCATAACAATCACAATTGACAATGAAGTTTATAACCCATACGTCGGGCACACGATGAATGCTCAGTCAGACTTGTATAACACTTTTGATCCAAATCGTTTGGATAAAGGAGATGAACGCTACTATCCTTTGAATGTAGGAACTTATTTATTGTGCGTTTCGGCAATACGCAATGAGCCTATTGATTATGAGGTTGGCGTTGTTATTGAGTTTCCAAGTCCTGACTTTAACTTGCTTTTAGAAGATTATGGTTTAATTTTATTTGAGAACGGTGATTTTATCTTAAATGATCACTCGGAATTTTATGATGGTCAAGATACGCATGAACATTCTTTAAGTGAATGGCAAACGGCATGGAATCGAGAGCATCAGGCTGACGACCGATTCCCTTCTTTTCTTATCCCCTTGACTACAGTACCGTGATTAATCTGTACAACTGGTTTATCTGTAAGTTATCAAGGCGTTTTCATCTTGGCAAACCCGTGCCAACAAATCAACGGTTCAAAAAGTACTGTCAAGATAATCCATGGGAGCGCAGCTGCCGCGTTTATGAAGATTAAATAAAATACTTCACATCAACTATTAGAATGTAAAAAGATCTGGAGATGATCATGCACGACCTTAACCGTTATTTAGAAGTTGCACTGGCTATTCATGCAGCTTGTTCCGCTATTTGCGCACTCACCCCAACTCCCAAGGACGACGCCGCAGTTCGCAAGCTGTATCGCTTGATTGAGATTTGTGGTCTTGTGATTGGCCGCGCCAAGCAGCGTTAATCGGGTAGAGCCTGAAACCAAAAACAGGTTCCACCTTCTTTCTCTACCCAATCTCTTGTTGCGTAAGCCTGTTCTTTCGACAGGGTTGCGCATTTTTTTTCGTTACCAACTTCCCAGCAGATATTAACCCTGATGTAGGGCTCTTTGTATTTCTTCATGTTTATCCCTTTCTTTTGCTAAGATTTTGCGGCAGGCAAGTTGGCGCTTCCTGCCATGACCAACTCACAATCACTGAGCTGATGGAAACTATTCTAGAACAGTGGAAGCCTGTCCCTGGGTACGAAGGCCTTTACGAGGTTTCTGATCAAGGGCGCATAAAAAGCATTCCAGGGGAGCGTTGGAACGGCCTAGCCGTACATTTTTTCAAAGGAAGGATTCTCAGACCGCAATCAAAAAGCAAATATAAACATGTTGCTTTATCAAAAAATGGAGTTGTTAAATGCATTAAGATACATCAGATCGTTGCTGAAGCTTTTCTATCGCCCTGTCCAGGTAAGCAGGGAAGATCGCGTGGTTGTTATCATATCGATCACATAAACAA